ATGAAGACTTTCCTGGATCCAGTATACATGGACCTGCTTAAAGTAAAGGAGATAAGCAATGGAACCATTGAAGAGTAAATATATAAACCCACAAGACCTTAAAGAAGGTTTAGAGAGATGCGTACTTCGCAGCAAAGAACCCGGTGAAGAGTGTAGCGAATGCCCTCTGTTCGAACCTGGTGATAGGTGTGTCAACTGGTGTAAATGCATAAGGGTTGATGAACACAAACTGCCTGAGGGCTCTTGGGTAAGCTTTATAATAAAGCATAAGGATGAAATACTCCGGAACGCAATAGAGCAGTACTCGGATCCATTATATGCAGATCTACTTAAAGTAAAGGAGCTAAGCGATGAGCAGTCTTAAATCAACTTGTAAGAGGTGCCGTAAGCTGATGCGTACTTGTGATGGTGAATGGGACTTTACGAAGGGTAACAGCCCCTTGAAGTGCAAAACGTACATACCACGCTATGTCAGTGACCCACTATACAGAGACTTATTAACATTAAAGGAGATATGCGATGGAGGAGACAATAAGACTAATTGAATACTCTGCTGAGGTTGTTAAGCCTAATAAGGTATACCTTATAAGAGCACAAGGAGGGCGGTCATATATGTTTAAAAAGGTATCAATTAAAGCTAAGGAGCACATTTGCCATACCTGTGCATTAAGCAAGCCTCCTCTATCCGCGGGGAATGTCGCATGCCCTCGGTTTAAGAACAACCATAGAGTATGCGGATACGGTAGTCATACACACCTACAGCTTATAGATCCTCTATACCAGGACCTACTACACGTTAAGGAGCTGAGCGATGAAGAAACAAATACAACTAACACCTAAGATGATTAGGGATACAGTATACCACTGTCTTGCTGATGGGGGCTGTAAGGGCTGTGGTAGTGGGTGTCCCATATATAATGGAGGCATAACACCTACTTGCACATCGGTTATATGTTTTACAGACTACCCCGCATGGTCCGCTGATGCCTTAGTGAAAGCTAAGAACAAGGAGCAATTAATAAAAGAGATCATAGAAGACAAGTGTGACGGTTTATACGTAGACCTACTTAAACTAAAGGAGCTAACAGATGACGAAAACATTGTCAGGAGTTACAATAAGACGGACCGAGACGATCCGCAAGATCGGTAGCCTGCTACGAAAGGCATCAAGGGATGCCAAGGAAAGGCAGGGCAACCATGCACCCAGCCCTAGAGGGGCATTTAAAGGTAAAGCAGCTGAGGACATAGCTGAAGAGCTCGGAATCAGTGCCTCATCTGGGGAACGCATAGTGAGAGTACTCAAGAGTGGTAGGAAGGGTCTTATCAGAAGTATGAGCTCTGGGGATATAACTGCAAATATTGCGGTTCAGGAGCTACTCAAAAAGCAGGTTAAATGAACGCATAATTATGGCATTATATACTAGAACGAAAGTTCTACTAGCTATATTTTTAGCACATAACGGAGAGGGTATACATAAAGCCACACATATCAGGGCCGCTGCAGAGCGCTGATTGGTATGTTTATTGTATGACCTCAGAGTGAGTAACAATGAACAACTAACAGAGCCTTATGGAGGAGGCACAAGAAATCAGATCTAAATCAGATCTAAATCCGAATGAAACAACAATGAAATAATGAGGTAATTAGTATGAGTAAAAAACAAAACAAGAGAAGTAGTATCGCCGCGAAAACCCACACTGGTAACACTAGTCACTACACCCCGACAAAGCATGATATCTCCAAGGAGTTTATAGACTCCTTGCGCATCGATCTCTATGTAGATAACTCGGGTGGACCTGGAAGATACACAACAAAGAACTCGGATGTATCTGTGACTACAGAATGCACCTGTATGCATGTGGCCAAGAAGGGTATCGTATGTATTGTGTATGAGCTCATCGGGAAGACATTCACGTCTTTGAGGGGCTTCCTGGGTCTCGCAGAGAACGTTACCCTGCTTAATGAGGATAGCAGCACATCTGCTCAGGACCTCAAAGGTAAGGTCCCCTCTTCAACCAAGATCTTCACATACACCGATATGAAGACTCTGTGTACGAAAGAGGGCATAGCCAAGGTTGCTAACATGAAGCAGTTTATGACTGACTATCCTTATGGTAAGGGTATGATTCATTTCTGTGCGGGACATGATAAGCGCCACCTTGAGGAACACGGCATGATCGAGAACGAGGTGCTTATAGATTTTGTTAAGCACGCTCGGGGTCTAGGCTTCAATGTTCACCTTAAAGCACTAGAAGGCGTTACTGGTTCGAAAACAACAACAGGCGGCTGGACATTCGTAACATGGGGTTTACCAGCTACAGTAAATGTACCGGGTTGGCACAATATTAAGTCAGCTGATGGGTTGGCTTTGTATAATGATATCGTGCGTCCCAGTAATAGCCACAATATAAAAAGAGCTAAGGAAAATGCATCGGAGGCTGTAGCGTTAATTAGGTTCAACGCTCTTTATACTGTTTTCCAGAAAGCATATGACGATGGCTGTTCTTATAGAGAGGCTGTACAAATTACAGCGCATGCAGCTAGATGTACAGTCGGGAGTGTGAGTGGCGAACAGTGTAGGGTATTTAATCATGCCAGTGACGAGGCATTACGTGCAGCATTGAGTGGAGAGGGAGTTCGTGGAGCCACCGTCCTCCTCAAAAAAGGCCGTTCAACGAATGCAAGTCGTTTTTATAGTAGAGGCAGAGGTAAAGGAGCCGGACATTCTATGGTGAGGACCGCTAAAGGCTCAAAGATCACTGCTGCTGTTATGGGTATGAATCCCCATAAGGAACTGGCAGACACTGTAACCAAAAAGGCTACAGAGCTCATCCAGTTGGCTGAGGAGCTGAAGGCATCAGCTGCTGAGTAGGTGATATAACAGCCGGTCCTTCGGGGCCGGCTTACTAGCTAAAGGAGGCCGGTGTGCAGAAGAAGAAATACTTAATAGGGGATGCTGCCAGGCTGGCCGTGTTAGCTGTACAGTTGGACGATGACTGGAAGATGATGGATGGGAGGGGAGTATCCTTTGGAAAACGCCCCCCTGTTTCACGTTGGAACGTCAGGATCTTTATAAGCAAGAAGAATGGCGCTGAGGATCCCAGCACATGTCTACATGAGTGCGGTTACTGCGGCGCTGTTTATGAGGGCTTTAGACCCCCCTCGATAATAGCATCCCTGAAACGTTCAGTATATAGGTGCACTATATGTGCGGAATGTGACGGTATAATGTGGTCACATAAAATGAGGGGTGTAATATTAGACCAGGATTAACTAAAGGAGAATGATATGGGTAGAGGTAGAAGAAATGAAGCACAGAAGGCAGCCATGAAGGAGGATTATAAGATCCTACACAAAGCAGCCCAGAGTGCTATCGATGGCCTGGGTACTGTAAAACAGATGGCCGAGATGTACGGAAAGCCACCCGGAAGGGTGACGGCTATGAAGCAGGTACTAACAGACCCTTATAGCTCCTCAGCATTAATGATAGCAGTCACAGCTGGGCTGTACGCGTTAGATTCGGCTTTACATGATATTCGTATCGAAAGAATAAGGCAGGAAGGTAAAGTAGCTATGCATGAAAGGGAACTGGCTGATATAGAGAAAACCACTTATGCAAGAGCCTACAATGATGGCCTTATGCGTTACGAAGGTGATCCTGTAGAGTTAGGGGATTTGACAGATTCGTTATATGTTTATTTGGAGGGCTTCGATATTGAGGCTAAGGTGGCCCCCTTAACATTCAAGGATGTTATCAAGTTCCGTAAAGACGTTAATAACCTCATAGACCACGTGGCCACAAAGGGATGAGGCACTATTATCATTAATTAAGCCACAATAAAAGGAGCCTTATGGATACTATAAGAGTAAATGAATATGTACAACGAACTAGAAGGGTATACCAAACGGTTTCCCGTCCTGTAAAGGTCGTTAAGGATCGCAAGGTAATTGCACTCCTTGAGAAGTCTATACCCAAGACAATGGAACGTAACTATGCTGAGATAAATAACTTTAGGGTTGCACTTGTAAAGAACGCTAAGTCCAGGGATGGCTATTGTGCATATACGCAGTATAGAGTGTATGAGCCTAAGGAGTACAAGAGTACTGATAAAGGATGGAATAGGCCCGCTGATAGGATCCCGTTGGACTGTTTCCTCCCGGGTAAGACAAGTAACTGGCATAAGCATGATGATTGCCCGACACTTTATGCATTCTACCGACAGTTTTACAGGTTGGCACTTAAGGAAGGGTCCCTGTATACAATAAAGAAGGAACTGCCCAAAAAGCTACTTGACCAGGTTATGATTAAGGCATTGGACATGAAGCTTGCCAGATAACAATAACAGCCGGTCCTTCGGGGCCGGCTTAACCCTCTCCTTTTTTTTTCGCTATTAGCTGGTTTTAGTACTATATTAAGGTATTAAATTTATTAGGAGAATATGAAATGGGTGATGAAGAACTGAATATTGATATTGAGGAACGCTATAAGCTATGCACCAAGTGCCTTGAGAAGGAGTACAAACCTGGTGGATCCCATTGCCTTATGGTTATCAAGAAGAGGATTGAACTAGCCGACGGAACTACTAAGTGGCTTAACCCTTTCTACATTGAGAAGCATGCTCGCCTTGTACAACCACTCAAGGATGATGTATGCACAAACTGTAAATTCAAGGAAGAACATGAAATGAGGGAGTTTGTAAGCAACCTATGAGCACACTAGCAGATAAATTAAAGAAGGCAGCAATGGATGTAAATATCGAAAAGGGTGATATATTATTAGGTGGTCGTTTTAAGAACCAACGTGAAGTAGTTAAAGAAATAGGCATAGATGAACTAGGCCAACCCACAGTAAACGGTAAGAAGCTATTGAGCTTTAGAATTGAAAAGGATCTACCTAAGGATAAACAAAGCAGGAAAACAAGAGATATGAATAAAGAAGCAGTTTGGCCTTTTTCTTCGGATAAAGATACGACGGGATGGTTAGCCGAGAGAGCTACGCTGGTTAACCGGGCTGACAAAGGAGACAAAGAAGCTATAGCGGAGCTGGATAGACTTGATTGGGAAACAGGGGCTCCTAGTTATGATAAAGGAGGCAAGACCTCACATGATGGTCTCTATAACAGTTTACTTAAATCTGTAAAGTCTGACCCAAGATTTACGGTGGAGAAAAAAGCAATGAATATTAAACAGAAAGGATACCTAGAGGGATACACACAGAAGGAAGCCGTATGCCAACGCCTCACCGAGGAAGAACGCAACGACCCTTCTGTACGTAGTCGTATGGACCGCGAGAAGGAGCTTATTGAAGAAGACTTCGCCGAAGCACGTAAGCAGCGTGACCTAAGGCTAGCCTCTAAAGAACCCCTACATAAGGGTGCTGCAGAGGATGATAAGCCAAACATGTGGGCCAATATGACACCAGAGCAACAGAAGTACCACAATGAACTGTTGATGGAAAGAATAGGGCTACAGAATGATCCACGTAACAGAGCTGCCAATATTGTGGCAGGGCAATCTAATGTTCCTAAGTTAGATCCTAATGAAATTAAAGACCGTGTAGATGCTAATAGTGTTAACTACCAATCTACAGAGAATCATAACCAGACAGCGAACCGCTTATGGGGTGAGGGCTTTAATAGTGCGCCACATATGAGGGATGATTCAGTAATGCCACAGTTCGCTAAGCAACTAGGTACTATGGGACCAATGAAGAGTCTGGCAGGCAAACTCAAAGGCGGCATTAAGTCAATGTCAGGGCCAGCTAAGCCAACTAAATTATCAGAAAAGCTAAACACAGCTAAAGGAGAATAATATGAATAATAGTTATTACAAAGGGTATACAATCGGTTACCTTACAAAGAAAGCAGCGATCGGTGGAGCCATGTCGGCACCACCAGCAGTAGCACCACCACCTCCAGCACCCGCTGCGCAGATGGCACCACCGGATATGGCAGCACCACAAGGTTTACCCGCGGTACCAACGGGGCTTAATGGGGAAGGAACCCCAGCAGGACCAGGGGCACCCGGAGTACCAGCACCAGGAGCAGGAGCACCAGGAATACCAAATGAATTAGGTGCAGGACCTGTAGATCCTATGGTACAGGCCAGAGAAGGCATCGAACAGCAGGTTGCACAGAACGAGCAAGAAACTGAAATGATGGCTCTGGATAACCAGTTACAAGGGTCGACCTTGAAGAAAGACAAAGAACAAGATAAAGCCGATGCGCTACAGGCTCAGATTGCTGAACGTGCCCAAGGCGTAACAGCTCAACCACGGTAGGAGTATACTATGAACAACAGCTATTTAAACGGATATATGATTGGATATCTTGAGAAGGAAGCAGGCGGTGAATATAGAACAAAGCCTAATAATGATGACACTATACAAACAGCCCACACAGCACCACCTAACCCGGCAGTACCGGAACCTAAGATTGACCAGGCAGCAGCCAAGGCATCAGTAAAGGCAGCTAACCCACCGGAACCTAAGATTGACCAGGCAGCAGCCAAGGCATCAGTAAAGGCAGAGAACCCGCCTAAGTTAGTGCCAGGATTCCAGAAGGACTGGGAATTCATTAAGAAGAACCCTCAATATAGTAAGTAGGTAATAATGAGCTATTCACGTTGGGGCAACAGTTGTTGGTACACCTATTGGTCATCAATGGGTGAGACCGACGCGACCAAACATATCAAAGACAAACAACAGTTTGATATCTCCGGCATGACCTCCTTTACCTATAGGGAGCTTAAGGATGATATTGATGGCTGCATCCAACAAGTTAGGCAGCTAGTCTGTGATAAAGGCGACAGCGATGCACGTCAGGACATGTTTATCCCTAACAATGTTACTGAAGATGAACTGAAGGAACTTAAAGGGTACATGGAGGAGTTCATAAAGGATATAGATACAGATGAGGACTTCATTGACCCGTTGTACGAAGATTTAAAAGAAGTAAAGAAAAGTCTAACGCGTTAGACAATAGGAGACAATTATGTCAATTAAACCTAGTGAAATCAATGTTAAGTTCTTAGGCTGTGAATTCACCATTAAGAACATGAGTTACAAGGTTGCGTTACTCCTTGCTGCTGCTATACTTATAGTCGCTCTCAGCATATCCTTCAGTTTTGTTAAAGGCTGGAGTACTATTAGTGCTGAGTTCGAGAAGAAAACCAAACAAATGGAAAAAGAGATTATAGAGGATAGCGCTGGAGGTAGCCACTAATGATGGATATTGCAACAGTAATAGCTGAAAATGAAGAGCACCTTATTAGCATGGACATGGAGATGTCTGATACCCTTATTAATAAGTTGTTAGCTTATTCGAAACATAACATGCCTGTTGAACGCATGCTAGAACTAAGAGTAGAATGGGCAGTACAGGATATACTAAAAGAATATATGGAAGCACTAGAAGATGCAACACCAGAGGAGAGAGCAAAAGCTCTGGTACACTTAAAAGAGGATTTTGATGATGATGGAAAGAAACTGTGAACATAGCTGCCAGTATAAGGCAGAGTGCAAAGGATTAAACGATAGAGCAGCCACAAGACGTAGAAAACCCTCTGTTATGAGGTGTTGTTCTTCACTGGCTAGCAAAGAATTCATACAAAAAGTAACTGAAAAAGGTCAGAACATACTTGAAGTAGGCTACGGTAAGAACCGGGGCCTTGTTAAGAATGCGCACCGCAAAGGACTTGTATGGTATGGTATAGAGCCATCACGCAGATGGGCCGCTAACGAAGAGAACCACAAGTATGCAGGGACTGCAGATAACATTCCATTCGACGAGCAGTACTTTGATAACGTTACAGCTATACAGAGCATGGAGCACTGGGAATCATATCAGGACAGCGTAGAAGATGGCATCAATGAGATACACCGTGTTCTAAAGCCTGGAGGTACCTTCTTTGCAATGATGCCTATGGGTGACCATGGAAGTCAGGTATTTATGGAAAGTGATGTAGAGGCCCTTAAGAAGCTATTTAAACGCAAAATGTGGAAGAGCATTCGATTTGTAAGATGGGGACCAGAGGCCTGCGACGCATGGCAACTGGCAATAACAGTAGTAAAGAGGTAAAGTAATATACACATTAAAGGAGCTATAATGAATGATAAAACACATATGACAGGATACCTGCAAGGGTACCTGAGCAAAAAAGCAGTAATTGGAGCAAGCACTACGCCACCGCCTAAGGTACTGTCTTCTCTTCCAGCTACAGGTGGGAACAATAATCCAGGATTCCAACCTCCTCCAGCGTTAGAAACACCAGCAGCCCCAGAGATCAAAATGCCAAGCACCATGAATCAGTTTCAGAATAATAAAGCAATGAATGCCGGTGGTAAGGTGCAGAATTCTAATTTTAATGCAGACTATAATGCATGGAAGAACACAGACACCCGTAGCCCTATACGTAGCTTTTTCAATGAGAAGCAGGACAAGTCCAGGGGTGAATGGGACAGGCAGAACGCAGCACAGCAACAACAAATTACACAGGATGGTGGACCAGGTGGTAATACAAGTAAAGCACTGAACCAGCTAAATCCAGTTACAGCTGAGAGTGAGCAGAATCAATTCCAAATGGAAGCAGGTAGTCTGGCCAACAACGCTAGAACGTCAGCGGATAAAAGAAATGCACAGAATGCAGCCTTTGCAGCACAACGTAAGCAGAGCCGTTCAGACCAATCAGCTCCAGCTGGTTCAATAGCAAGTACTTATAAACCATCAGCAGCCGTAGCCGAAGAAAGCATGACTCCTACACAACGTTATGCCAGTCGTCAAGCTATGCCTAACCTGCAAGATCGTAGGGATAAACGCCCAGCTAACCAAAGATATACAGAAGGCGGCGGACAGAATTCTGAATGGGTCAAACCTACTGGGCAATACTCAGCAGGGGTTAAAGTAGGGCCAGAGGCTGTAGCAGCGATGAGAGCAAAGAGGGAAGCTGTAAACCCTAATAACGCAACAGCTAAACTAGGAGCCGGTCACCATGCTAATAGAGTACAACAGTATATGGCTAACCAACCAGGTAGATCAGAGGCTGTAATGAATGCTTTACAAGGTATGAGAACTGGTGATAAACTAAGTGCACCTGAAGAAGAGATGGTAGCTAACATGCGCGGTAAGAACAATTCCAGAAGCAAACGTAACATTAGTACATTTGTTAAGAGAAACCAAGCAGGCAACACCGGCACAAACTGGGCTGAACTAGCTGCTGCTAACAAGATGAAAAAGAACAAGAGAGTATAATGGGGAGTTTATCAGAACATTTACATAAACAAGCAGAACTGACACCAGAAGAAACAGCTGCCAAGATTAAGAGTGCAGGTAAATGGGCCAAAGGCTTAAAGTACGGCGCTAAGGCTGCTGACCTGCCTTTTAAAATGTTACCCAAGGTAATATCGCAGGAGCAGGGTAAGAAGGGTATAGGATTCCTTGAGAAGATCTATAACCCTACTATCGGTAAACTTAAGCTTAATGAACGCCTTGGCTCCTTAGTACCTAATATGAAGTGGAAAGGAGGCGGCATAACTAAAGCAGAGGGCGGTGATGTCTTATTCCAGAACGGCCCAATACGCTTTCGTGTAAAACCAGAACCAGCAATGTACACAGCAATGATGTTCTTGTTAGCCCACAAGGCCTTCAAAGGACCTGCACGTAATGTAGGAGGGGCTCTTGGCATGAAGGCAAGAGGTAACATAGCCAGATTACCTTTTGCGGGGGCTAATGGTACTAATCTGTTCCAAAAAATAGAAAAAGCCGACAGGCTTGGCAGGAGACTAACACCAACACTAGGTTTAGCGGCATTACCAGCTGCAGCCACATGGCGTGCTGGAAAGGTATTCACTGATGAAAGAGACCCAGAGCAAGCCCCATTTCGCAATGAAGCACCTGAGGCGGCTGAGGCTCGTGGGTTTAAACAACAGGAAGACTACCTTAATCAGAAACGCACAGCAGATGAACTTAAAGGTGAGAGAACCCAAGACCAGACAATGATTAACAGGATGGCTAAGATGAATCCAAGGCGTGCTTCAATTATATCAGGTCTACTGGGCAGTGCAGCCGGATTAGCTATACCTGAGAAGAATAACTTCCTTTGGAGTATAGGCGGTGGACTTGCTGGAGCATCTCTGCCTTATGCAGTGAAATATCTGGCACAAAGATTAGAAGCATTAAATAAAAAAGCAGGTCTCACAGAGGATCTAGGCGGCTACGGTGATAAGCTCTTAGATGTATGGGATTCCGGTAAGATCCAGAAGCAATTAACACCTGAGGCACTTAAAGGACACGCAGGAACAGCCTGGAAAGGATTGAAGGCTGGTGGTCGTATTGCTGGTAACTATGTTAAGAAACACCCTTATGAAGTTGGTGGCATAGCAGCTAGTGCATTAGGCACAGGAGCACTTGTTAAAGGCTTCTCAGGAAAAGATAATCGTGCAGCTTGGTTAACAGGGGGTGGCGCACTACAGGGTATAGCTGCTATATTATATATGAAGTCCCTGAAGCGTAAAGGTAAGCAGCTGCCTAATATAACTATGAAGGAAATAAAAGACAGAGAGGCCGGTAAACCAAGACGCTATAATGGAGAGCATGAGTTACTTGATGTAGCTACAGAGGCATTACCACTAGCCATACAGAAGCTTATGCCAGGTTCTACTAAGCAGTTTACTAGGGATGAGATTAATCAAATGCTGCACATGGTTACAGCTAATAGGAATAATCCTGAGAAGATTAAGGAAATTCTAGGAACACAGTTACAGGGAACAGGTATTAATCCGAAGGATATAAAGGATATTATGGGTGCTAGTGATTTAGATCTGCACTCTATTCTAGGATTAGGAGCTAAGCTATCAGACGAATTCGAGGGTTACAAGAAGAACCCACCCAAGACAAAAAGCAAGAAGACATTATTAAGGCAAATGTACTATAAAGGTACACCGAACGAGCGGGCTAACATACTTAAAACATATCCGCAGTTCAGGCCATAAACAATAGGAGTTTAAAATGAATAGATTAGAAGGTATTTTAGGATCATTCCAGAAGATAGCAAGTGAGCTACCCCCTGTTGAGATCTCCCCGCGTATGCAGAACATCTTACAGAAGGCAGCTATCTGTCCTCAGATGATGGGATTAGGCATGGAAGAAGTTGGCGTCATAGACGAGGAAAAGATTAAAGGCGGCGCTGCTGACGGTAAAGAACCGGAAGAGATAGCCGATGAGCAGGGTTTAGAGGTAGATGAAGTAGAGGGAGCCATTGATCAAGGGCAGGCTATTGAGATGGAACACACCGATGATGCTAATATGGCCGGCGAAATAGCTACAGACCATGTTGAAGAGACCACACCTGATTACTATGATGAACTGGGTGGTATGGAAGAACAACTCAAAATGGAAAAGGAAAAAGGACTAGGTGATCCATCCCCTGAGGATAAAGAGATCATATTCCGTTTCCTACAGACACAGCAGGACCTTGATGATGCTACACTGCATAAGCTTTATATGGCTTTAGGCGTAGATCCACACGAAGGTGAAGAAGCAGTCTATTCTGCAATGAGCAACGAGTTAGGTGATGACCCAGCCGCAGCAGCAGAAGCAGCACAGAACGCCCAAGAGAAAGAAGTAGAGATCGAAGATGGGGAACTCGAACAGGATGATGACGAAGTTGTCACTGAAGAGAACCAAGCTAAACCTGAAGAAGAACCTAAGAAGGAGTACGTTAAAATGGCTTCAGACAACAAACCAATGATGACGGCTACAATAGCTGATATGTTTGCATTTATTACTAAACAAGCAGAAGCAGTCCCTGTAGCAGAACGAAAAGGACCAGACGATGATGATAACCAAGAAACTGAAGAAGTTCCTACACAGATTGCTAAGAACTCCCCTGATAACTCAGACGCCAAAGGAGTCTCCGCCATATCGGACGAGACTGAGGACCGTAAGGAAGACGAGGACGAAGAGGATGGTGAAAAGAACGAGAAAGTAGCAGAAGACAATACACCTCCATCCGCAGGGCCAACGTTCGCAGGTAGCCAGAAGGATAAACTGACCGCTATTAAAGAGCTTGGTGTTAAGTTCGGTAAGGTTAAAGCACAAGGATCAGCTCCAGCATCAGCTAAGCAGATACAGCCTGAGTCCTCTACAGAGAAGATAGCGCATATTAAACAGCTGTCAGGTAAACTAGGATTAATTAAATAGGAGTCATTATGACAAACGAATACATTTACGGCTACGAGAGTGGCTACGAAGAAGCAAGTGTTATCCAGAAGGAAGCAGTAGAGAAAGAAGCAATAGACCTTAAGGATATACTAAGAGCGGTAGCACCTGTACCTACAATGATGGCTGATACTGCTCTCGGAGATCTCCGTCCATACATGCCTAAGAAGTATGAACCATCTAGTTTCCATGATAAGATTCTAAAAGAGGATAGGACTTATATCAGCAACGAGGAAGAACAGAAAAAGAATAACATACTCGAGAATCTCCCCGCAACAACCACAGCAGGTGCAGGTGTAGGTGCAGGCTTGGGCTATTTAGCAGGCGGAAAGGGTAATAAAACCCTATCTACTGCAATAGGGGCAGGAACAGGCGCATTAGCAGGGACAGCAATACCTTATCTTATTGATAGGCTCTACAAACTAAAAAATGAGGGTGCATTCAATCTTAGATTACCCTCACAGGCTATGAGTCCACTAGGGCGTTAAACTGGCATTGAATATGCTTTAAATTTAGAAGGCTGGTCTGGTTAACAGTCCAGTCTTTTTTTATGGAGAATCATTATGGATATGGTAGGATGCGCACTAGGGGCAGCTGTAGTATTATTCATAATAGGTATGGTATGGTTCTGTATAAAAGAAATGTGTAAGAAAGGAGGCCCGGGCCCTAGATAGACCCAGGCATAAGATTAGTATTCTTCATTTTCCCTAAGGCCATCCTCAAAGGCCACACCTTCTACCATAGGGGTAAAGCTATCATCTTCCGGGCATAAAATACCGGGGAGGATATCATCTTCAATCATCTGGTTCACCAGTTCGGTTACTATAGCCAGTATTCTTTCAGTGTTATCAGGGTTGATATGAGGGGGTAGCTCTACTACCCCTAAGTTTAAATGCATCATATCAGTCTTTACGTCGAAGTCTAAACTAGGCTCCTTCCACTGAATTGCTTCCGGGTTATCACTCATGTTAATAGAGCCTCCTTTTTTTTGCTCTTAGCTGGTTTCTTCTTAGAAGCCGTGGCCTTTACATAAGCCTCTTTGAGCTCTTCAGGAGCAACATCCAGTTCACCTGTCAGTATATACTTAAGGCGTTTATACTCATCAGCGGATATTGTGATAGCACCTTCTTTAGACGGATCATGGGGATCAAGGATAAATATCATAGCTGGTTTACCCTGCCATGCCTCATTGAGTTCTGAGATACGCATGATCTGGATTACGAATTCCGCCTTATCAAGCGGCTTGACTGTTACATAGTCACCGGGTTCTAGTTTGTGTTGCATTACTGTCATGGTTATCTCCTATATACGGGTTACTTGTTCATTGATAGTTGCGAGATTCGCTGATATGTGATCTAACGAGTCCCTGATCTTCTCCAGGTCAGAGTAGGGCTCAGACTCCGGGCCGCACTCGTCCATAGGGGTGGCCCCTAATGCACGGTCTACATGGCGGTTTGTGGTCTCTCTTACTTCCATGGACACCATGTGCAAGCTATGGGCCTGATCTACTAGAGCCGTTAGCTGGGTCTCCTCTAGTGATACTTCTGCACAACACTCCTCGGTGAGTCCCTCTTTCGCGAGGAGATCTTTACTTGGGCATATCTTCTTCATACTGCTACCTCCAAAGGTACGTTGATTGTTTTAGATCTAGCGGCTTTACACTTGATCATCGTCTCTGGATACACATGCAGTGGTGTTAACGAGAAACCCTCCTCCGTGTCTCTATAAGTGTACACCTCTGCGTCTAATACTTCTATGGCTACACGTACTTCAATGCGTGCGCCCTTACTTGCCTGCCAACCTGGTAATAGGATAATAGTATCCACGTTACCATTGAGAATCATACATAGGTCCCTTTTAAGGTAATAACTCCAGGCCTGTTCACCTTCATCCATATCTGATGGGTTAATAAGCTTCCTAAGCAGACCGGACCTAACCAGTATGCCTCCTACTCTACGAAACTCCGGATGATTGTACTCTTCAATATCAGTCATCGGACCACTTAAATACCCTATATTCATAGTCTCCTCCTATTGCTTTACGCCGTTAATCCAAAAATCTACTGTAAAGGAACCTGTTCCCCACTTAAACATAGTACTATCAAATGGTCCTATATAAAGACTATCTATAATACCATCAAAATAATATGCATTAAGTATAAACAAATCCTTCTGTGCGTCTACTGTTAACATTAATCCTCTCCAAATAAAGCACCAAGTATACAGAAGGGTAGTACTACCCATAAACATATAACCCCAGTGCCTATGACTATTAAACCGGCGCATAACCACATAATAGCCTCTTTTAGTAATTTTGCAAGAATGTTCATCTTTCTAATGCCTCCGAGAAGTCTTCTAGTTTCTTTTTATTCTCCTGCATCTTCTCATAGACATTAGCACAGATCTGCATAGCAGCATCACTGGGGCTTATGGAAGTACCTGTCTCCATCCATCTCAATACAGCATGACTTACAATGTCCTCAAGCATAATGCACTTAGCTAGGTCAGCCATCTCAACTGGTTCAGGTAGGTCAGCCATTCTAGCTACTATGTTATGGTAACTACAACCAGACTTATGCTGCTGTAGCAACCATATACCAGTACCTGTCATAACCTCATGACGGAAGCCGGCCTCCTTATAGCGACCGGTCTTCTCATCCTTTGTGTAATACATTTCAGCTTCCATCATTATCCTCCTTTATAATAAGCCTTGTGCTTCGAAGTCGTCAACCGGGCCCATATCCTGCATGAATGAACTACCTATGTTATTCATATTGTTAATCATGCTCTCCATAGTATCAGCTTCCTCACGGCCTTCATGTACAATCTGTGCTGCTCCAAGGGCCATAGCATAACACATAAGAGCCTGGAAGTTCATAAAATCCTTTTCTGTACATTTTTCTCTATAACTGTTTTTGTAATCACAGTGGAACTCTATGTGGCAGTCCCGGCAGAGAGTTATACCGTTATCTACATCATATCTTTGCTCTTTAAAATACTTAGCACCGTTTTTATGATGTGCTTGCCTATTCTTAATGCTTGAGCATACTGCACATCGTGTATCCCGCCTTATAACTGCTGCTCTCCATTTTCGATAAGAAGGTGTTCTTCTAAAGTCGTCAGAGGCAGCAGTTGATTTTTTGGTAATAGGAGCAACTAAGGCGCGCTCAAGATCCCATCCTCGTTTTAAACGATCCTTAACTAGGTGGTATGATGTATTATAATAACGACACCATTGGGTCATTGTCCGGGTTTTACCGTTCAAGGTTTTCATATTGTTTGTACTCCTGTTGTTCGCCTGTTCTCTTTGTGTAGCCCAGTGGCAATTAGATTTAAAATAGCCTAAGTCATTATCCCGTCTATTCAGGATAAAAGGACCCTCCTCCGGGTGATCCTTAGGACGCAAGCCCATGTCCTCAAAGAAGCCTTCAAAGGTGTCCCAATGAGGGCAGACTGTTATGTCTCTTCCTCCGTATCTTTTATAAGATTTATGCTTAGGATTCGTGCATCTTGCTTTCATATTACGCCACGCTATATACTCATAGGTGTTATACATGCCGTGTTTTGTAAAAACAGTAGCGAGTGGGCACGAATTAGAACAGAACTCTCTGTTCCCCAAAACATTACTAGGAAGTGTAACAGTTTTACCGCAGTCACAGAGGCAGGTCCAAAGGGCTTTTCTATGCTTATTTGTACCTGCATGCCCAAGGACAGTTAATGTACCTATGCGCTCTCCCTCTCTATTCGTCATATTGTGTGCTGTTATATTAAAATACCTTGTTAATTATGTACTACCCCCTACAATACTGCGTTGTGTAACCATTTTCAAGTATTGACTACTTTGCCTCCAGTCTTGTTTACTCATTTGTAGACCTCCCGTTCAAGCCTCTTGACCTCTTCACGTAGATGGATAGGCTCTTTGTCTAACGCGTTAGACTTTTCCCCGTCGAAGTGCAGGGATATCTCCTCTTCATCCGCATACTCATAGGTCTTCTTAAAGATCGACTCTTTAATAGGATATAGTTCTCCTTCGACTCCCATTACTAAATACTCACCTGCTTCAGCATGCACAGCACCATTAGGCGTCATAACCTCAAAGGCCTCGTGGATAGGTGATGCAAAGATAGTTACAGGTTTCTTGCGATAGACCCTAAAGGATACTGGTGCATCCTCCGGAATTGGGTCCTCTTCATCAAATCCAAATTTTAACATGGTTACCTCCTATGTTAAATAAGCTTGTTCTTCATCGTCTGTTGTTGATGAACTATCATTGCTCCAAGACTCCTCACTCTCTTCGTGCCCTGGGCCAATATACTTCTGCATGAATGAAGCTATAAGGGCCTGTATATCCTCATTAGACCGGTATGGTCCAGCGGCCGATCCTTTAGCAGCATCATCATCCAGTTTATCAACGAGGTCATCCATACGACTTTTAACTTCACGATTATACTCAGCACACAGAATAGACTCAAATAAGGCAAATTCTGTGGTCGGAACATCTATCCTACCTGAACGGAAGTTTACCGTAACCTCTACAGCATCCTTCTCAATAACAGTAATTTCATCTGTGTTGATGATTACACCAAAGCCATCGGTGTTTGTTGATTTTATAAACATTATGTAATAGCTCCTTGAAGTTTCCGTGCGAGCCCCTGCTTCCGTGCAGTAGATATTGTCGTTGCATAATTGGAGTAAGCATTTCTTATCTCCTGAGGCGTCATGGTATGTTTATAGGTGGTACCTGTATCCGTAGTTGCAGTTGTAGCAGACGCGTCACTCAGATAATTATCTGTGACACTATTAGACGTAATAGTAGTGCTCCAAGTACTATCACCTGTACCAGACGAGCCAATCTCATAAGGCTGTTGAGAGTACTTATAGTCACCACTAAGATCGTACTCTTCTTGTGTGTCCTTTCCCGCTTCCTCTTCCTTAAGTAGGCCACTAAACGTCTCCATCTTCTGTTCCCAATAACCATCGTAGTCCTGGCTTAAATAACTAATAAGCTCATTATAGGTGATTTCGTTGATTTCTATATCTGCTGTGCCTTCAATGTTACTGGATAGAAAGAAGTTTCCATCCTTTTCTTTCTGCTCAATCGAAGAGACATCCTCCGGTCTAAGCGCGTGTTTCTTTCCTCCTGAATCTTCAAAGTGTATCATATCACTCCTCCTTTTAACTGTAGTGAATTCATTTTTACCGTCTAACCCAAACCAATATTTTTCTTGGTACATGTGTGGACTTACTATTCCTATCATATTAATTCCTCCTAACACAACATATAGTGTTTTCCTGAAAAGTCAAGCGATCTTTAACAGTTACTGCCTATTTGTACTATGCAGGCGCGTGTATTATATTAAGGAATGAATAACATTATGAGGGACACCTCAATTGAAGACACACTACAAAGAGGACAAAACAAAATGCAAAAGACTAGTGCAGACAAAAAGACAGATATTTACCTTAAAGCGTACTACGGTGGTTACATAAGCAAAGAAGCTGGCTTTATGCAGGACATATATAAAGGATGGCAGGGTATGAAACCTCAACATAAGAAATGGATCGGCGCAGGCGTCGGTGGCATAGGAGCAGGTCTAGCCGGTGCGATAGGCGGTAAGATGATGGGTGCAAAGAATACACCTTTAATAGCCTTACTAACAGCATTGGCCGGTGGTTACGGTGGATGGCAGGCAGGTAGTGGTAAGAATGATTATATCAGCAAGTTACTGGCCTACCTAAGCGGGTCTAAACCAAAACCAGTAGCCCCATCCGGGAAAAACCCTTTAACCACACCGGGGCCTAACAATACACCTGCACCTGGGCCTATACCCAGAGATACTAGTATTCCTTTGGCAAAGCTACCTAAGGCTAAACCTGCAGACACCAGTATTCCAGCTCCTACCCCCAAAGAACTGACGGATAAGACTATTAATCAGGACAATGACGCGGCGTACACAAAGGAATACGACATAGGTAAAAAAGTTAATGGCATTGACTGAGCAACAACTTAAGGCCCTTACTAAATTACTAGGTTATTCAGCAGGAGGCGCCGGCGTTGGTGGTCTTCTTGAATACCTTATAAGAGGGCGCGCAGGCGCAACAGGTATCCTCGGTGGAGCAGCCGCGGGTGCTGGTGGATATCTAGCCACCGATAAAGGTGCTAGAGACCAACTCGGTAAATTCTACAACTACATGACGTCCACCACTGACGATAAGCTTGCTACTATGAAGGATAAAGGTGGAGCACCTCCTACAGTACCTACTAAAGCCCCTAAAGAAGTGAGCCGCTTCGACCAGTATATGGATTACATGGTTAAAGGCATGGAAGGTAAAGGATACACACCCGAACGTATTAAGAATGAAATAGCAGATTATTATGATCAATACCAGAAGGTACCACCCTCCCTGGATCATTTAGATGCATCCATTAAAGGAACAACATTAGATTCAATGCCCGGCACAGGTGGTGGTATTTCCAATTCTTTTCTCTTAGGTGTATCAGAGGATCTAGGTTTAGGAAGAATCAACCCAGATAGTCCTGAACAGAAGCAAGACATCACGGATAAGATCATGAACTGGGGTTTCTGGGGATCATTAGGAACACAATTAGGAGCCTCTCGTATTAAAGGAGGCGCCGGCGTAAGTGGCGTAGCTAGTAAGGTAGGGGGCGTAGCCAACAAGCTTACTCTCGGGTTACTCCTAGCCGAGCAGGCTAAGAAGTTCGCATTAGCAAGATTTTCAGAGGAACATGGAGCTGCTAGAGATAAGTCTAAAGGTAGAGAACGCTCTTTCGCCATACAAGGAGGCCTCCCAGGTAATGAGGCCTATGAACAACGCCAACTAGGCAGATCAACTTCAGCGTTGGTAAGAGGACTAGGTGCAGCAGCCGTGGGGACTAAGTCCCCTGAAACGGCTGCCTGGATATGGCCCGGAGATTATATGGCAGATGCAGCCAGAACTACTAACTATTTAGACCCTACTAGAATGGGGTATAACCTAGTAACAGGCCAAGCAGGTAAAGATACCAAATCAAAGGCTATCGCAACCTTAGTAAGAGATGCAGGTAGTTGGTGGGGTGGCCTAGCTACCAAAGGTAAACCAAGCATGCCACGTACCTTAGATATCAACAGAGAAGGCACAGCGCCTATCTCCGATCAAGATGTCCATAACTACATGAGTAGTCTTCCAGATGACAGTCCAATTAGGGCTAGCATCAACAGACAATATAAATTACAACAGAAGTAATTAGTTTCGTCGTTTGACTTATCCCCGACCCCTGCTATATTGTAATTGTAAAACAACATATTGTGATAGGAGGAATTCATTATGTTAAGACCAATCGGAATAACAGGAAAGATTGCAGCAGGCAAGGACACATTCGCGGACATGCTTATTGCACACGACTGCAAAATGTTTACTAAGTACTCATTGGCAGCACCCATGAAGAAGATGGCTACCGAAGTCTTCGGCTTCACACAGGAGCAGGTAACAGACCACACCCTTAAGGAGACTACAGACGAGTTTTGGGATATCACTCCTAGACGCTTCCTGCAGATCATGGGCACGGATATGTTCCGCGACGTATTCAGAGAGGATGTATGGCTTAAGATGGCTGAGAAGCACATGAGAGAGCACGAGGACAAGCATGTAGTTATCTCAGACATAAGATTTCTAAATGAAGCAGAGTTCATCCGGGATCTTGGAGGAATAGTAATCAGAATAGATCGCCCGGGCCAACCTGAAGCTGAGAATGCTATCAAACATTCCAGTGAGGCAGGCATACCAGACGAACTCATTAACCATGTAGTAGCAAACGATTCAACAATCTGTAGCCTTAATTGGCAGGTTAACACATTTTGGGTACCGCAGATACTGGAGGAGGACTAATATGAAAGAAGTACCATTACCATTTAGAAGCGGATTCTATCTAACAGCACACAGTTTGGTCACACAGGAGGGTGGGTGCATGCCTATGCTAGGACGCACGCGTGATAAGTGTATGTATGTATTAACAGCAGAGCCTGTTGATGGCGAATACATACTACTTGAGGACGATGTAGCTATGATGAAGAACGAAGAGATACCCAATGCACTTAAGGAAGGTAGCATGGGTTACTATACTATGGCACAAGTCGATCTTATTCCGTATCATATATTTAATCAGTGGGAGAAGCGTGATTACATGTTATTCGCGGTAAGAGTCAATGACCTGGTTTATGATACTAAGACAAAGAAGACCTTAATATCCACGGACCGTAAGCTATACTACATGGATAGCCACTTTACAGGCGATGTAGCAGTACCACCACCGGCTCCTTCTAGAGGAGAACGTTCGGACGATATTGCGCTGGGTGTGGAACTTAAGATAGTCTCAAGCTCCATCCTTATGCAGCAAAAGCGTAATGAGGTAGCCAACGGGGTTGAGTGCACATACGATACCAAACGTGCTAATAAGATAATGAAAGCAGCAAAACGAGGTAAATAATGGCCAATGACAGAGCATTAGTAGAAGAGAAGGAAGCGGAGTCATATGAATACATTGATAAGGTCAAGGAGACCATACTACCGCACACTAGCCGTACTGGAGGCATTGAAGGAGTCAAAGACCCTTACCCTGCTATCAAGTACCGTAAGTTTGAAGGCGAGCGACTGGTACAGGAATCAGAGCTTACTAACATTAAACACCCGGAACTAGTAGAAGAAGAACCAAGTATTGGGTTTGTAGCACCATCTCTAGGCGGTGACCCTATTCAGGACCCCTCATTGCCTGTGCCACCCACAAGAGCCGGCATTAAGCAGCCTGACTCAATCTCATCAGTGCACCCAGTGGCTACTACTCCGATTGATCCTAACTTAGAGATGATGAGGATGATGAAGGAGATGGTTATGCAACAACGTGTAGCACCTCCCCAGAACGAACCACCTAAGTCATCCAGTATACCTACTGATGGTATCATAACAGATACCAAAGGCGAATATACATCGGTTACATTTACCGGTCCCTTTGGTGAAGTATCCGCTCCTTTCCAGAAAGTAGTAGATGGTGAGCTTTGTGTAGCACTGGTACAAGATACTAACAGTGCTTTCAATTATAACCCACCTATTGCTGATGATGTAAGCATCCTAATGGAGTGGCAGGAGAAGAGCAGTAAACGGACTCAACCTGTTATTAATGCGGGACTCTCATTTAAACTGTCTAAGACCGAGAAGGTCATAGTCTTATTAAAGGACGGTAGTTGAATACAACCGAGTATTAAACTATAGTACTGTATGGAAAAAATAAGTAAACAACGTATTATCTGTTCAATCTCTGGTTGTTCGCACGAGGCGGAAGAGGACTCAAGTCCCCCACTGTGCAATGCGCACTCCCATGAGAAAACTGCATCAAGTGGCTCGGACTTCGGTCTTAAAGCTGCCGCGGAGATGAGTGAACAATTATGGAGACACAACAAAGATGTACTCAACTAAATTCCCGTTGAACAGCAGGATCATTGACTTCCCTGACCCGTTCATGAGCTTCTCGAACATTATCTACCCATCCACAGTACAGGAAGTATTCTATTGGGCAGACAGGCTATGGTTACGTAATGGGATCTATTCTCAGGCCATTAAAAAATGTGTTCGTTACTTCCTTAACGACATAGACCTGACAGGGGACGACCTAAGCCATGACACACGTAAGAAATACCAAACCTTCCTAATGGAACAGATGAATATACTGGACCAGCTTGGGCAGGTAGGTGATGATGTAATCGCCTATGGTAACAGCTTCACATCAGTATCAGTACCGTTAAGGCGGTCCTTGGTATGTCCTAATAAAGATTGTGGACTATCCCGACCTCTTGAAACACTGAAGTTAGATGAAGACTACAAGTGGAAAGATTATAGCTTTGTAGGGGACTGTCCTCAGTGTAAAATGAAAGCACAAACCTTTAGACGCATTGATGCCAGCGGTGTCAGTAAGCATTCAAAAATTAAAATCATTAGATGGGCACCTCAGTATGTTTCTATTAAACATTGCTCTATCACTGGTGAATCCGATTACTACTATGAGATCCCGGCGGAAGAGAAAAGACGTATCAAGGACGGTGACCCTGTGTTTATACGTTCTATGCCGTGGGAACTTATAGAGTCTGTTAAGAACGACAGGCCATTTAAGTTTAATAAGGAAACATTTTATCATCTAAAATGTAATACTGCAGCAAATCTTGTCCCTATGTTGAAGGGTTGGGGCTTACCTCTGTTTATGTCTAACTTCTCACAAGTTGTTCACCTCCAAATACTTGAGAGATTTAATGAGGCGATTGCGATGGATTACATCGTACCATTCAGAGTTCTGACTCCTCCGACAACTGGGGGCGCTTCAAAAACAGATCCTATGTTATCTAATAACATGGGTAACTTTATGGGAGCTGTAAGACGTATGGTCAAACAGCATCGCCAGGACCCGACTTCTTGGCATACATTACCATTCCCTCTAGAATATCAGGCAATCGGTGGAGAAGCTAAATCACTGGTACCTGTTGAACTTATTGACAGAGCACAAGACGTACTGTTAACTAGTATGGGTGTTCCACAAGAGTTCTATCGTGGGTCTATCACTATGGGAGGCAGTGGTCCTCCAATCTCTCTTCGTATGTTCGAAAAGACTTGGACGCATTATACCACTATGCTTGACGACTGGTTAGGTTGGTTTCTAGTCCAGTGCGGTCGTATCATGGGATGGGAAGGTAACATTACCGGAAAACTTGAACGTACTAGTATTGTTGAAGACGAAATGGGTAAACAAGTTAAGCTTAATCTAGCTAGCGCTAAAGTCATCTCTAACCGTACAGCCCTTAAAGCATTCGGTATTGATATGGACCGTGAACGCGAACAGATCATCGAAGAAGACCGTATTATGAACGAGTTAATGCGCGAAGAACAGAAGAAGGATGAACAGACTATGATGCTCACGGAGCAGATGGCTACTATTCCTCCAGACGCAGCAGCTCAGAATATGGGTATGCCTCCGGGCGCAGAAGGTGGAGCACCACCTGCAGGCGGACCAGTAGGCGCAGCACCTATGCCTCCAGCAGGAGCAGCTCCTATGGGCGGTGGTACACCTTCTATGGATGATATGATGGCACAAGCTGAGCAGACAGCTCAGCAGATTATGTCTATGGACCCAACAACTAGACGTAATGAGCTCACTAATCTCAAGAAGAGCAATCCTACATTACACGCTCAAGTTAAGCAAATGATATCAGACATGGAGCAGGGTGTTAAATCAAACGCCCTAGCCCAAGCTAAGCAACAAGCGTCACAAGGCGGCGGTGCTATGTAATCACGGAATGGCCAATAGTGCTTTCTGAGGTTATATTAATAGTATAAATATGTAGGAGTAAAACTATGAACAGCATTCAATTTGTTGAATATATGAATAAACAGGCAGGACCTGGTTACACAGATGACACTATAAAAGCCGCTAAGGGTATATATGGTGATGATAAACCGGGTGCATTGGATGCCCTCAAAGGCAGAGCAAAGGCTCAGTGGCAGATGCAGCGCGCTGCTCCATCGGCCGCCCAGGCCAGAGAACAGGGAAACCTTATATCATCTTCTGATGCAGGTCTTTCTATGGACCAGCTCAAAGCAAAACGTGAACGCGTAGCCCGTGTTGATAAACCCTTCAGAGCTCAATCCAAAGTTTCACTTACAACCCCCGCCCAGTCACGATACACATCAGGCGTTGCTAGTCGTATGGGCAAGCACCTAGGAAAAGAAGACAGCACGTTTGATAAGTTTCTAGGATGGGCAACAGGGTCTCAGAATAGGAAAGCAACGGAAATGGATGCCCTATTAAAAGATATCAAAGCCAACCCTGACGGAGAAGCAGCCCGGCAGGCAGGGTTTACACCCGGCTCCCTCTGGAATCCCAGTACGTGGGGTTCAAGTGCTATTAATAGAGGAATTGTAGATAAGTCAGTAGCCGCCAATATACCAGCCGCTGTAAAGCAACAGCAGCAAGAAGCTTTAGCAGCCTTCTGGGCTAAGAATAAAGAGTGGTTAATTGCAGCAGGTATCGGCGTAGGTGGATTAGGTCTATTACTCACAACCCTCATGATGTCAGGCGGGCAACAACAAGCCCAACAACAGCAGCAACAACCACAAGCACCCTCACCGTGGTGGGCTAATAAAAACTTTAGAGGCTATAACTTCAGAGGTAGAGCATAATGGATGATAGGTTAGCAAAAGAAGCATTTGTGGATGATATGTTGGACCAAGTCGGTAAATTCGACTTAGCATCTATTCCTAAGACATGGCGCAAGATGACTGGGAATCCACTAGGGTCCGCACTTGCCACAGGAGCAGCTGTTGCTTTGCCTGCTTACTTCATGGCTAGACCAATGGCTAGAGGGCTCACAAATTTAAAAGGTAGACTACTAAGGCAGTCACCTGAACAGATCCAAGCTGAATTAGCTAAGGTAAACAATGCAGGAGACTTCAGAGGTCGCCTAGCTACTATCTTAGGTTTACTAGCAGCAGGTGGGTCTTTAGCACACAATTATGTACCTAAGTCAGTGCAGCCAGACAGTGGAGGGCTTAAGAGCCTTCTAACCTGGGATCACAAGTGGCCTGACGATGGTACGATGTCTCCAGACGAGTTTAATAAGAGGAAGGACGCTATCCCAAAGATACCGCCTAACTATCTTCAGAAGCAACAGATGGCTAAAGAAGCAGGCTACAATGCAGCTTATATGAATCCTTTACACGACCATCCTGGTATTCCTGTTGATTACTCGCTTGACCTTATATGGGGAGACAAGTATCTTAATGGTAAAGAGAAGATCAATGCCAGCAAACCATTTGAGAATGCTGGGGAAGGTAAATCAGGTATGATCTCCACAGGGGATCTCGCACGAGGCGCACTACGGGCCGGGTTCGGAGCAGGCGCAGGTTATCTTCTAGCCAATACAATGGGTAAAGTATTAAGTGCACCACAGGCAGTCACCCAAACACTGTCAGCAACAGGTGCCTTAGCAGGTATGTTAAAGAATACAGGAGTAATTTAAATGTCAAAACCAATAGAACAATATTGTAACTATATGCATAAAGAGGCGGTTAATCCATTAGCAGCCTTATATATAGCTTATACATCTGGAGAAGCACTCTCAGGACAGGCTATGTCCATGGGGCTCGCTCTAGCTGCACTAGCAGGAGGAACCGGAGGTTATGTCGCGTCTAAACTCACCTCTCCAGGTAAGAGAGATGTTAAGAACGTACAAAAAGCTTTCCTTCGGGATAAATTGCAGAGTGAACTGTCGAGGTCTAATCGCGAGGAACAGCTCTCTCAGTTAAAAGAACAGAGTTTACCTGGGGCTCCCAAACCTAAGAGTTTACATATATGAGTGACACAATTAAGGAGGTAGAAGAACCCACATCTATCAAGATAACAGGGGACTTCGAGGGAATACCATATAGAGGTGTTCCAATCAATCTGAAGAAGACGGATAAGCCCGAAGACTTCATGAAGTTGAACACGGTATTATACGTCAAACGGTTTGAGCTGTCTGATGAGAAACAGCTTAAAGAATATGAAGAAGTATGTCAAAAAATACAGGATGGCCACGCACAACAATCCTATGAGAAAATGGAGTACATACCTGATGAAAAGCATTGGGTAGCTTTAGTACGATGGATAGACTACTGGTACAGTCCACTGGGAGAACCTGAAAAATGATAAAGAAACAAGCCGAGTCCACATCAGAGATGACTCCCGGTACACTCGCGAATCTCGCACTGAATCCGTGGGCATCAGTACTGCCGGGTTCTAAATACTTTATACCCGAGTTTATTGAGAATATGAAGGCTAAGTATAGGGATAACCCTCCAATACCCTTTACAGGTAATGCATCTTTTGATAAGAATCTGTTTCATGGTATGGCAACAGGTGGTACAGCTATGGCTCTAGCAGCATTGGCTCGGTACATCATGCATACATCGCAGGATAAAGAGCTAGACAAAACACTTAGAACAGACTCACGTGAGGCGACCGTAGGCGCTACTAATCCTATATTCTCACCAGACCCCTACTTAGATGATTTAGCAGAAGAGCAGGCCCAGCAGGGCATAGGCATCGATAAGTCTGCGGAAGAAGCTGTCAAAGAAGAACCCAAGCCTGATACAGGCGGCGTCGATATCAGCCCATGGCTCAAAGCTATAGTTCCTTTATCCATGATGATAGGCGGCGGTATGATAGGATATCAAGGTGTTGATAAAATATTAGAGCGTAATCGTAAAAGTGAACTAGACACTGACATTGATGAGCTTAGTAATAAATTAGATAAGGCCAACTATACTAAATTAATGAGAGCACGGGGCCTAGATCCAGATGAGCTACCACCTCCTGTACCACCTGGACAAGAGATGAGCGCAGACGGGCAGGTATCTCCTATACCTAAACAAGCCCTTGAGGATTCAGCTAAAAATGCAATTAAATCTATGGCAGCATTAGTTATGCTAAGTGTTGCAGCGAGTAGTGGTGTACTTACGAAACGATATTTCGACGGAGAAGATCCACAGAGAGCAGAGTACAGCGAAATGCAGCAGGCTCTTAAAGAGTTAAAGATGAGAGAACAGCGTAAAACTCCTATATCAATAGCTCCAATAGCACCAGCGCTCGAACAGAACCTTAACAAACACCTGGGTAGCCCACAATCAGCAGTAAGCCATAGTTTACCGTCCAAAATCGAAGAGACCCCTGTAGACATGCCTGTCTCAGGTCTCAACAAAGATAAGTCGGACAGAACAATGGCATTACTATGACCCAAACATTTTTATCGGAATTAAAGAAGCAACCTACGTACAGGTATGACATTTTAGATTTTGATGGCATAAGAAACGCCACAATGGATAATGTCAAAGCTGCTGTATCGCAACGTTTCCCTTTAGAGAATGATGATTATACTCTAGCTGTAGATGAAGTGGATTACGATGGCCCGGATAGTTATTCCCTAAAGGAGCAGAAAGAAGCAATCCTAAAAGGTAGAAGCCTAGGTCGTAGACTTAAGGGTAGATGGACACTTACCGATAAACTCACAGGCAAACCAGTAAGCCAGACTAAGAAAGTTACTTTACTTAATGTTCCTTATATTACTCCACGTGGTACTTATATCCGTAATGGCCATGAGATGACTATTGGACACGTGCTGCGCCTAAACCCGGGTGTTTACTCGCGGGTAAAGGCTAATGGATTATATGAGGCCCATGTTAATGTAGAACAAGGTACAGGTTCCCAGTTTAAGATGGAGATCGACCCAGAGACTGGTGTATTTAATATTCGTAAGGGTAATGTCAATGCAAGGCTTTATCCTATTCTCAGATCCATGGGTATCCCTGATAAGAAAATAGAGGAGATGTGGGGCACTGAATTGCTCAATACCAACAGGCTGGCAAGTTCCGGAACTATGGTAACACGTAATCTTCAAAAGCTACTACCCAAGGAAGCCTCTGACGGCACGAAAGCCAATTACGTGACTCTGAGTCCGGATGATGCTAAAGCGCTCTTAGAATCGTTTGGAACGATGCGACTAGACCCTGTATCCACAGAAGCCACTCTTGGCAAGCCTTATGACAGAGTATCACCTGATATGCTGTTAGGTACATCGGATAAACTATTAAGATTAGCTAAAGGCACATCAAAGGCAGATAATAGGGATAGCATGCAGTTTCAGAAAGTATATGGACCTGCTGAGATTTTTGCAGAACGTATTGTCAAAGATGGTGGCCGACTAGGCCGTGCCCTCTTATGGAAGGCTACAAACAAAAAGAACCTGGACTTTATGTCATCTGGTGCACTTAATGCACATGTTGACGGAGTCTTTAATGAATCAAAATTAGCACAGTACATTGACGGGTCAAGCCCTTTTGATGCTATTGACTCAGCTACACGTATTACACGTCTAGGCGAGGGAGGCTTGAGCAGCCAACGTTTAGCATCTGATGAGATGAGATTGGTACAGAACTCCTTTAAAGGATACATAGACCCGATCAGATCACCAGAGTCTCTCGCCGTGGGACTACAAATGTTCATGACACAGAATACACGTAAAGGACATGATGGCCTACTATATACACAGTTATTCAACCCACGCACAGGTAAGAAAGAATGGGTAGACTCTAAGACAGCAGCAACAGCCAATATAGCTACTTCGGAGTACATGGATACTAAAGACCCTTATATCCCTCTAGTGGGTGGAGAGCGTGGTGTACATATAGCACCCCGTAAAGATGTGGACTACTATCTTAGTGATGATAATAACATGTTCTCATTGGGTTCTAACATGGTACCATTCAAGGGCGGTGTTAAAGGTATGAGATTATTGATGGGGTGCCTGGCTCCTGATACTAATATTATAATTAAAAAAGCTGATAATAGTATATTTTATGGTCATATAGAGAATTACGAATGGCACCAAGGAGACCAAGCGCACTCAGTTGATCAGACTACTGGAAAGACAACCTGGAGAGGGGTTGAGCGATTGGTGCCTAATTATAATAAAATAGATATGTTAGAAGTTAAATTAAAAAGTGGTAGAAAACTAACTACAACTGTTAATCATAAATGGGTGACTATGAGTGAACAAGGAACTTTAGAAAAGATCACAGCTCAGAATCTAGTTATGGGTACACCCATCCCCAGAGAAGGTTGGTTAGACTTCCCCATGGAAGAAGGCATCACATCTGTGACCATAGGGAAGGGGGCCAAGCATAATAGTTTTTCGGGCTTTGAGATGGAGCTCACAGAGGGCGTGGGATACATGCTGGGTTTATATACTGCAGAGGGCTGGTTACAAGGAGATAGGGGCCATGGATATGGTACAACAAGCTGGGCAGTTGATAGACCGGAATTGCAGAAGAGATTATGTGCTGTATTAGATGACTTGGATCTTAAGTATAAAATAAGACGCAATGGTGCCGACCCTCATAAGAAGGTAGTGGTCAATCACTCAGGGTTTGCACGTTGGTTACATGCTAATTTGGAAACGGGTTCTTACAAGAAGAAGGTTGCGGGACTGATCCTGCAGGCCCCCTTAGGGTGTAGGGAAGGTTTTATAGCTGGATTTTTTGACGGAGATGGTACTGTGATGGATAGAAGAGGCTACGCCAGGCTAATTACAGGTGTGAGAAGTTATGACCTTATAGAGGGTTTGTCGAACCTATTCAGCACACTACAGATTGATACAGTGGTTAGAGAAACCACAGCCCTCGATAAACCTATCTACTTACTCGAAGTAAGGTCCCAGCATTTACATAAAGTCCCGGTGCTTACTCATAACGAAAAAGCTAAGAGGATGTCTACGCTGAAACTGTGGTCCGGTAAAAAGAATATAGATTACATACCTATGTATAAAGATCTTCATGCCAGCGTACTACAGCGATCTACCCGTAAGGAGCACTTTAGACATCGCGCATATGTTAATCAACATACGAAACAATCATTACAAGAGCGCATATCCTCCGAGGAATGCATCTGGTTAGATAGTGAGATAAGGTGGGATAGCGTGGTTGGTATAAAGGACGTAGACCCTGTAGCCATTACATATGATCTGGATCTCAATGACCACACATTCTCAGTAGGTCAAGGTATATTTGTACATAATAGTAAATACGCTACACAGGCTTTACCCTTAGTTAATAGAGAAGCAGCACTAACACGTAGCGCAGATGGTACAGGTACCGGTTCTGTAGAAAGATTAGCAGGTAAATACACAGGAGCGGTCCAGGCACCTAAAGCAGGTGTCGTAAAACAAGTACGTAAAGATAAAATAATCGTTGAATATATAGACGGGGAACAAGCAGAGCATGAGCTTTATGATAACTTCCCGGCCAACCAGAAGGGTTACCTAAGGAGCCATGCTGAAGTTAAAGCTGGTGATACGTTTAAGAAAGGTCAAGCACTAGCCTCAAGCAACTACACAGCTAATGATGGTGTGTTCGCGGGTGGTTTGAATCTTCGTACAGCTTTCATGAACTTTAAAGGCTCTAACTATGAGGATGCTATCGTAATATCAGAGGCAGCAGCTAAGAGATTAACATCCGAGCATATGTACAATACAAAGCTACCTAAAGAAAAACATCTATCCACAGATACCAAACGATATGTTAACATGTTCCCGGGCAAGTATACGGCAGATCAATTTGATAAGATGGATCCTAACGGTATGATTAAAACGGGTTCAGTTGTTGACAAAGGTGATCCACTTATACTAGGTATCAGAGAGAACCAGCCATCCCCCGGTACCGCGGGTCGTCGTACATTTACAGATGTCTCCGAGAAGTGGGAACATGATTACCCGGGAGTTATAACAGATGTAGTTACAGGTCGCGAGAATCACACAGTCTTCTCCAGAGCCAATGTACCTATGAAGGTAGGCGATAAGATGTGTTACTCTGAGGATACAGATCTGCTAACCTCAAAGGGGTGGAAGAATATTACGACTGTAACACTGGCTGATGAATTGGCCACCCTAGATCCTGATACAAAAAACATACAATACATCAACCCTTCAGCATTGCATAGCTACGACCACTCTGGTAGTATGCATGTAGTAGAAACAACACAGGTCAGCCTGTGTGTTACTGAGGAGCATAAACATTATGCAGCCCTTAGAAAGGGTAAAGAAGCAAGGTGGGAATATGGTCTTCATAAGGCCTCTGATTTATATGGTAAAAAGTACAGGCTGGAAAAAACGGGTAAGTGGAAAGGCATACACCAGGATACGTTCAAATTACCACCCGTTGTTATGGGTGTAGGTAGAACCATGAAACTTGTTGAGGGGCCTGAGGTTTCGATAGAGGCTTATCTGACTATAATGGGCATCTACCTATCCGACGGCAATTCAGTGTGGCAGCCTAGTAGTGGTTCTTATGGTTTTGATATAAGCCAAACAAAAGGTAATAATAAATATATACTGCAAAAGGCCTTTACCAGATTAGGTGTGAAGTGGTGTGAAGGGTCTCATTCTGAAAAAATAAGAGTGTATAGTAAGCACTGGGCTTCTTATCTCAAACAATTTGGAAAAGCACCCGAAAAGTACATACCTGATAACATACTGACCCTGTCACCTGATCTTTTGGCCATTTTTTATGAGTGGTTCATGTTCGGCGACGGGCACAGAACCCAAGCAGGACACGGAATAACTACAGTCTCCAGCCGTCTCGCAGGGGATTGGCAAAGATTATGTCTTCATATGGGAATGTCCGCCACTGTAAGACTTACAGATAAAGGTGGACCACGCATTATATGCGGACGAAATTGTTTTGCTAAACCATCCTACACGGTAAGCACATACCGATATAAAAACCAACCCACGATCAACCACGGGCATGCCAAGACACAGAAGGGTCAGACGGAATACTGGGATGAAAACTATTCAGGAAAGGTCTATTGCCCTGAGATGCCTTTTAATCACATAGTCTATACGAGACGTAATGGTAAAACAGTGTGGTCCGGTAATTCAAATAGATATGGTTCAAAGGGAGTAGTAGCAGAGGTTGTACCTGATAACCAAATGCCTTTAGATAAGAAGGGTAAACCATTCGAAATATTAATGAGTCCTCTAAGCGTCGTTTCCCGTACTAATCCGGCCCAGTTAATTGAAGTTGCCTATGGTAAGATAGCCCAGAAAAGAGGTAAAGCCATAGATCTACCGGCCTTTATGACTGAAGATGCGGCGGAGAAGGCGATGGCTGATCTAAAAGAAAACGGACTATCAGATACAGATGATCTGCTTGATCCTGAAACTGGTAAGACTATTCCTAAGGTATTTAACGGGATGGCTTACTATTATAAATTAAAACATACAGCTGAATCTAAAGAGTCAGGCCGTGGTACAGCTGGATATACAATGGATAACGTCCCAGCGTCAGGTGGCTATGAAGGTAGCAAACGGCTTGGTGGCTTAGAAACCTCAGCTTTAATAGGTCACTCTGTTATGGAAGTCCTTAAAGATGCTAAGATAGTTAAAGGGCAGGCCAACGATGAGTTCTGGCGTGCATTTAAATTTGGTAAGACTCCTACTATGCCTGGTACACCTTTAGTACATAGCAAGTTCTTTGAACACCTAAAGGGTGCTGGTATTAATGTACGTAAAGGCAAAAGCAGTATTGATATCTTCGGCATGAACAATGATGATGTAGGCCGTCTCAGCCAGGGTCGACAGGTTAAGTCAGCTGATACATTTGAGACTAACACATACAGACCAATTGATGGTGGCTTGTTCGGTAAAGATGTATTTGGACCGGACGGTAACCAGTGGGGTTATATCCCATTAGATGAACCTATCCCTAATCCTGTAATGGCTGATAGCTTACGCAGATCCTTAGATATGACATTAAAAGATTTCGAAGCAGTAGCAGAGGGCCGTAAAGAGTTGAATGGTGATACAGGGGGTAACGCATTAAAGAAAGCCCTAGGTAAGATCGACCTTACCAGAGAGGTCAAGTATGCCATGGAAGATATAAAGCGTAGCACGGGTACGCGTAGGGACAATGCGATTAAGAAGTATAGAGCATTAGCCAGCATCAAACTGCAGAAGATGCACCCTAAAGACTTCATGCTTGATAGAATACCAGTCCTACCACCTAAGTACAGACCTATTACATCTGTAGATGGTATGACAATGGTTGCTGATGCTAACTACCTCTATAAAGCACTGATAGATGCTAACAAAGATTTTAAAGACGCCAGAGAACAACTACCTGATGATATGCTGGGAGATGCTAGAGCTCAGATCTATAGAGGCTTTAAAGCAATAACAGGATTACACGACCCAGATGGAATTAAGCTACAGCAGAAGAATGTAGGTGGATTACTTAAGTGGGTATTCGGTAAGAGTTCCCCTAAGTATGGTGCCTTCCAACGCCGTGTTGTAGGATCTGCTGTTGACATGGTGGGCAGAGGAACAGTCACACCTAACCCAGCATTAAAGCTTAATCAGATCGGACTCCCAGAGGAACAGGCTTGGAACATCTATGAACCATTTGTTGTTAAAGCACTCATACAGGGTGGATATAAAGCAACAGACGCAGTTAAGATGACAGCTGAGAAACACCCAGCGGCTTATTCTCTACTACAAAAGGCAGTTGAGGAACGTCCTGTAATTCTGAACAGAGCACCTTCACTCCATAAGTTTAGCTTAATGGGTTTCTGGCCAGTACTGACAAAGGGTAGCACTATACAGGTTAGTCCTAGTATTGTAGGACCATTCAATATGGATTTTGATGGAGATGCAGCAAACTTCCACGTACCTGTATCACGTAAGGCGGCACAAGAAGTTGCGAGCAAGATGATGCCCGAACAGAACCTTTTGGATATAAAAGACTTTAAAGCTCATTATAAACCAATGAGGGAATATTTGCAGGGCCTTAACATAGCAACAAGACAAAAACCAGGTCCACCTGTTAAAGTTTTTAAGAGTAAGGCAGACGCCAAAGAAGCTTACAGGAAAGGCGAGATAGACGTAGATGATCCTATTCGTATAGTGGACAAAAGCTAAATACCCACGTATATTTAAGGATGTATCTAAAAAGTCTAACGCGTTAGACATTTCAAATATAAACAGGAGAATACAATGATTGATAGAAAACTGCTTAAAGGAGCGCGAGAAAGCCTCAAAAAAGAAGCCTTCGTACCCCTCACACCAGAAGCACAAGCGGCAGCAGCCGGCGGAGCACCTCCAATGGACCCAGCTATGATGGGCGGAGCACCTCCAATGGACCCAGCTATGATGGGTGGAGCACCTCCAATGCCACCAATGGACCCAGCAGCTATGGGCGGAGCCCCTCCAATGGATCCAGCTATGATGGGCGGAATGCCTCCAATAGACCCAGCAACAGGAATGCCAATAGACCCAGCAACAGGAATGCCGATGGACCCAGCTATGCTGGGCGGAGCACCTCCAATGCCCCCGGAAGAAGAAGGTGACGATGTCGTTAAAGTAAGTATGGATGATCTTAAAGCACTGATGGAAGAAGTAGCAGGCGCCAAAGCAGGCGACGCTGAAAAACCACGTCGTGCAACCAATGCAGAGATCATGGACAAATTAACAGAGTTGGAAACGTCACTTTCGGCCCTCGTGGGCGGAGAACCGACTCCAGCTGATACAGGTATGATGCCTCCTGAATTAGAGGGCGCACCAATGCCTCCAGGATCCCCTGAAGAAATCTCAGCATTACTACAGAGCACAGGAATGGGAATGCCCCCAGAAGGAGCAGCTCCACCTATGCCTCCAGGAATGCCTGTACAAGCAGCAGCCAAGTCTAACACTATTGCTAGCCTAGTTAGCTCTTTAAAGGAGAAACAGAGATGAGCCAGAAACTTAGAGATGAATTACATAAACTAGCCAATATACAAGTGACCAAGCTACAGAAAGAAGCAGCTGAAGGGGACGCCCCAGCACCAGTAGGTGCTGCTCCTGTAACACGTGAGCTTAGCAAGGGTGAGATTATTAAGTTTATGCTTCTCTATGGTGGCGGAGGTGCAGCACTCGGCGCAGGTCTAGGCGCTGTAACAGGTGGTATGGATAATGTCGGCGCGATAGCAGGCGGCGGCATCGCAGGCCTAGCAGGCGGATCTTTACTTGGAGTAATGGCTTTGAACGCTCGTAGAATCAGAGAACACTCTGCAGCGCGCGAACAAGGAGCAGGGACAGAGCTTATGAATAGAAGCTGGAACTTAGGGGAAGGTGGTTTACTAGAAAGCACTCCAAGTGCGGCAGCATTAGGAGCCGGAACAGGCGTAGCTGCCCAAATGTTAAGTAGTGGATCTTTAAACAAGGTGCCCGGGGCTGTAACCAAGATACCTGGGGCCTTAAAAAAGGTACCTAAACTCTTCAAGATGCCTAACTTTAAAAAATTCAAGATGCCTAGTTTCTCTAAACCCAATCTTAAACCTGGTAATCTACAAATGGGTGCTAACGCCGGTAAGTACGTGAAAGGTGGCAGTAAAGGTAGCATTAATGGTGCTAGTATCTATAAAAACCTCCAGGGAGGAGCGAAGAAGGCCGCTTTGTTTGCACTAATGGGTATAGGTGCACAAATCGGCATCAATGAGTACAGAGGCCAGGCAAGGCATAAACGTCTTTCAAAACTACCCCCTGAATAAACATGATCACGACAGTAGGCAAAGAACTAGTTAAAGATGCTTTACCTGCTGCTTATCGTTCTTATGCCGAAGAGGCTATAGATGGTAAGCGGATCGGTGATCTTATGACTGATCTTGCTAAGAAAGATCCAGGTAAGTATAACGACACCCTCCAAAAACTTAATAACATAGGTCGTAATGTAGCAACTACATATGGCCGTGAAGCTAGTATTAGTCTCAAAGATTTAACAGTCCCTGCCTCCATCAGGAATAAGAAGCAAGAACTCAAGCAAAGAATACACCTTATAACAAATAGCACAGGCCTTACATCTGAGCAGAAGCTTGATGAGATTACGAAGGTAACCAATAAAGCCTCCAAGAACTTATCCGAAACAGTATATAGGGATCTCTTGGCCCGTAACAACTCTATGGCCAGACAAATAGAAAGTGGCTCCAGAGGGAATAAGACACAGCTTATGCAGACTGTCTTCGGTGATATGCTTATGGCAGATTCTACAGGCAAGACAATACCATTCCCAGGACTGGACTCCTATGGTAGTGGTGTATCTCCTTTACCTTATTGGCTTGGTGCTCAATCCTCCAGAAAGGGCATGTGCCTCGCAGGAAGCACATTGGTTAGAATGGCTGATTTCTCCGTTAAAGCTATAAAAGACATAACCAAAGGTGAGAGGGTAATAGGAGCCGATACTGAAGGAAATACTTTTCCGGTAGAGGTTATCGACACTTTTGATAATGGGGAACGAAAAGTTAATGATTACACGTTCAGGGTAGGAAGGATGGATAATCTTGTAACACTAACAGCTACAGAAAACCATAAAGTCCTCTCTGTCATTAAGAATGGACAGGCAACACCTCATCTAAGAATCCCTTCTAAGCTACCTCTCAGCCAGGCATGGCGTTGTTTTGGCATGACACCGGCCGGCACCTATCAATGTAAGGCAGAAACCTCACAGCCGTATGCTCGTTTATTGGGCTTATTATTAGGCGATGGACATTTAAGCGAGAAATATAGTGTTACGTTATCTTCAATAGATGTTGATCTAATAGAGAAGCTTAACAAGGATCTAAACAATGTTCAGCTTAAACATATAAAGAGGAATAGAACGTCCGGAGAGCCCTCCTTAGAGTACGTAGTAATTGGAAAAGGGATTAGAGACCAAGCAAAACACAGAAACCCTATAAAAAGATGGCTTGATACCTTTGGATTACTGGGCACACATTCCCATACTAAGTTTATACCAGAGGAGAGTAAGAGATGGTCAAATGCTGATATAGCTAATTTGATACATGGGTTATATGAGTCGGACGGTTGGTGCCGCAAAGGTAGTAATACATCTAACTTACCAGGTGTAGGCTGGTCGATGTCTTCAGAAATATTATTGAACCAACTAAAAGAACTGTTACAAACCAGGTTTGGCATCTACACAACAACTGTAAGCCCTGTTAAACTTTCAAAGACCAGATCCTTTAATAAGAGTGGAAAAGAGATAATACACAGACTTGATATGTACACCCTTAGAGTAACTAATGAGTCTTCTATTTATAAATTTAATAAACTACTGGCGTATGGAAGAAAATCAGATGAATTTAGAGAACTACTTAGTAAGCATACCCCTAATAACAGGGACGATAGTCTTGTTTTCGGGTATACAGGTAAATCAGACTCCTATAAAATAAATACGTATGATTTATCAGTGAACCACCCTGATCATCTATTTGTACTAGCTAATGGAATGGTAGTATCTAACTCCGATACACAATTCAGTACAGCTGAGTCAGGCTATTTAAGCAAACAATTAACAAACGTAGCCCATCGTAATATAGTAACTATGCCCGACTGCGGAGTTACACAAGGCCTTAAAGTAGAAGGTGACGACTCTGACAATGTAGGCAGTATACTACTGCAGCCTGTCGGTACCCTTAAAGCCGGTACAATTATACAAGCAGAACACTTACCCCTTATGACCGACAAGAAAGTAACAGTACGTAGCCCTTTAACATGTGAAGCACCAGAAGGCGTATGCCAACAGTGCACAGGTGTAAGAGAGAAAGGTACCTTACCTGATATAGGCGAGGCTGTGGGCATCAATGCTGTACGTTCCTTTGTAGAGGCACTAACACAATCCGGTCTTGGTTCGAAGCACATAGGCGGAGTAGGCGGTAAAGACGAAGAGGAAGTAGGTCTAACAGGTTTCAAAGAAGTAAATCAATTTGTACAAGTCCCTAAAGAGTTTGTAGGTGGTGCAATATTATCAGAAGCTGATGGTAAGGTGGCAAAGATACAAGACGCCCCTCAGGGTGGTAAATACATCATGGTCAGCGGTAAGCAGTATCATATTCCACGAGAACTCCACACAGCAGTAAAGATAGGCGATAATGTAGAAGCAGGTGATGTCCTTAGCAACGGAGTACCCAACCCTTCAGAGATTGTAAAGTATAAAGGTATAGGCAGTGGCAGACGTTACTTCATGGAACAGTATCATAAAATATTAAAGAAGAATGGAGCAGGTACTAACAGGCGCAATCTGGAACTCTTTGCCCGTAGTTTCATATCCAAAATTAAGATAAATGATCCCGAGGGTTACAATGGCCATATGGTAGGTGACGTTGTGGATTATGATTATTTAGCATCCAGATGGCAACCTAGAGAGGGTTCTAAGTTGAAATCAGTCACAAGTGCAAGTAATTTATATCTAGAGAAACCCTATTTACATTATAGTATAGGGACACGAATTACGCCGAAGGTATCTAAGGAACTGAGGAGTAACGGAGTAGGACTGGTTGCAACGCATCCTAAACCACCTCCCTTTGAACCGTTTGTCGTTCGTGCTCAGGATTTTACACAACATGATAAGGATTGGATGACTCGCTTAGGCGGAGAAAATCTCAAACGTTCAACATTAGGGGCCGCTGCACGCGGGGGCACTAGCGAACGTAAGAGTACATCATACTACCCAGCAATAACAAATATTGGAGATTAAAATGACAGACAGTAAAAGACACGGATACCTAGCAGGCTACTTGGCGAAGGAAGCAGTAGATCCTTTAACAGGCCTTTACCAGGCTTATACTAAAGGAGGCGTTAAAGCAAAACCAGCCCTGGGTAAAGCTATGACCCCGTCACAGAGTGCACATTTCGAGGCGGATAAGCCCATAGCTAAGAAGCTGGGCCCTGTTGATTTGGAAACACTTAAGGGAAGTTTTAAACCCGTAAGAGCAACAGGAAAAGGATGTTCTAAAAAACATGGCTCCTAATAAAGTCTTGAGATGGTACATGAATAAACTAGGCCTATAAACAACATTGATGCCTAGATATAAGTAAAGTAAGTACAACATTAACACAAGGAAATTACCATGGCAGGTTCAAATTTCGAAGTTCAACTAGGGCAGCTGGCCGACTCGCAAATTGCGCAGGACGCCCCAGCATTAACCCCTTATAAGGTCGGCTTTCAGCTCATCGATAAAGATGATGATGAGACTCGAGGAGTCGGTGTATCAGTATTCCAATTGAATGATCAATGGATTTACATCCCAATCTTTTATCTCAATGGACGGATCAAAGGACTCGATCTCATGTTCTTACCGAACAGAGGACAGTTTGTTCCAACCAAAGAAACTTGGATCTCATATCTCAAAGGACAGCAACCGCTGGAATTAGGAGAATCAGGAGAACAGGAAGAAGAAGAAAGCGCTAAGACAATGCAGGGTAAACCTGGTTCAGTCAATCTCACAGAAACTGATCCTTTCCTTAAAGGTGCAGCACTCTTAGAGAAGGACGCGTGGGAGAACATGCAGACACCTGTTAAATTCGACCGAGACGTATTTGACCTGAAAGAATGGGTACCTAGGCTGGGTAAAGAAGCATCTTTCCAGTTTACAGCCACCATGATTAAACACCCTGAATTCGCTAACGCAATTCTCAAGTATTATTCTGCGGATGATTTACGCGGATTAGCTAAGACAGCTGACGAAGTAGGAGTAGATGAGTTGGACATACCTGCCGCCGACGGATCTTCTCAAGGTCAGACTGTACTTAAAGTAATCACACCTGATTCCCCAGACGCATCTGAATTAGAAGATGCAGAGAAAGAAGTGTTAATGCGTGACCGGGTCTTCTTTGTAGACAACCGTAAGGAAACATCCACTGTATTTAAAGGTGAAGTAGATCATACGAAACTAAGCACTCCTACGTGCACAGGTCTCTATGATGTTCTTATGGCTGATGGTACATTTGATCGTTTCTATGTTTTGTTTCCAAACAAGATGGAAAATAAACCGGACAACAGTGTACTGAATACACGTGATGCTAAATTCTTATTGGTTCCTTTGAACCATAAAGATAAGTATCTCGCAGGCAAAGGATGTATCCAAGCTAAGCAGCTAACTATCACCAATGATGAAGATACAACTCTTCTTAAATCACTTGGTAGGGATCTCAAACGTATCATCAGAGAACGCTCCAATGATGCAGTGATTGTAGACCCTTATGCTAATAGCTACCAGGTTTACTTCAATGGACCTAAGACAGCCTATGGCAATAAGATTAAAATCAGCCTAGGACTTGGAACAGCAGCTTGTATGGATCTTGGTCGTAAAGTAGATTGCATGCAGTTCACTGATAAACCTGGTAAACTCTTCATTGGTGCGGATACATTATATGTTCCTAACAATGCTAAAGTTATTGACAGAGCAGATTACAAACTTAATCAGAAGTATGGTTTCGGTAATCCTAATACTCTAGTTAACAGCCTGATCAATAAGGTACAGCTCACTCCTGTTAAAGTATACAGCGATGGAGCATCTATTACACTTAGTAATGCTGACGTATCTGACGGCCCTATCAATAAGACAGCAGCCATGATTAAGTTAGTTAGAGATTACGGTATCGCAGCACCTACTGCTAAGAAAATGGTTAAGGAAGCAGCTTCTCAACATAGACCAAACTCTATGCGGTATCTTGTTAAACTGGCCAAAGACCCGTTCATCAATACAGCTGAGAACTCTATAGGAGCAGCAGCTGCACCTAATGATGTAGAAGAAGTAACAGCCCCTCAAGATGGGCTTGATGATATAGACACAGCAGTTAAGGCATCCGAGAACGGTGTCAAAGAAGTTATGGACGTATCCGTACTCCGTACATTGGCAATGAACAGTAAAGCAATCGACATGGTTGAGGATTACCTCCCTGACCTACTTCGTGGTCTCGACCGCGTAGGTAGACTGTTGTTCCTGTTCTACTGGCACAATGATGACTTCCAGGACCGTTATGGTACTGATGAGCTGACTGAGTTAGAAGAAAGCCTTCGTGATGTATTCCAGTCCTTAAGTGACTTGGTATTGTTCCTCAGTAAAAAGACTGTGGCACCTGATACATCCACCGAAGCCTTAGCAGGAGATCTTTCAGAAGATCTAGGTGCATGAGTAAACAATCAGATCAGAGTTGCGTTCTCGATAATGCGCCTGATTGGCGTTGGAAGCGAGCACTGTATGAGCGGAAGAACGAGAAGGAAAGTAATAAAGACTTCGTCGCCTACGCTGATGCAACAGTTAAACTGGCTAAGCGATTCTTAGAGGTATGGGAAGACGACCGATTCCAAGGTGCCCCAGCAAGAGAGCTTATGCCCGCAATGGCATTCTTATACGACCTACATCAGGAGAATTCTCCGGGTTGTACGAAGCATGCACTTGAAGCAGCTCTAGTGGCGAAAGCAAAGCCACAGTTCATACAATCAAATATTCATAAGAAACTGACACCTTTCATGATCAGAACTTATGAGCTTTTGTTTTATGATGTGAGAACTAAATTAGATTCACCCTTTTGGGTAGAGAAGTACATATTCGCACCGGCAGCCACACATAAGAAGGATGACTATCTGAACTCAGATTTGATCTGGAAAGTTGTGGGGTGGTCCGGAGGACCAGAGCGTCTACTTATGGATTGCATAAGAGGCCATACATATAAAGGCAAGACTGCCGACTGGATTATAGACCATGTGGTAAGCCAGAACGCGAGGGAAACTTTGAAATACGTGCACACTAGTGGTAAATTACCAAAAGAGCTTACTATACCTACGCAGCAACGCACATTGAGTGTTTGGGAAGATAGAACATACAAGCTTGATGAGCTCGCTGCTCAAGATGACGACGGGTTAATACCTGATAGTTTAGCTACATTTCATGGTAGAATCAAACTGAAAGATGCAGAAGCAGTAGTAAAGAAGATAGAGAAGTTAGACGCGAACATACATAAATATGAAGATGGAGATTTAGACAAATGATCGACAAACTATCCGCCAGTCAAGAGCGTCGAATCATGCGAGGCATCGAGAAAGCAGTAGCTTCAACGAGGTCTGGTAGTTCACCCAATGATGCGCTTATAAAGATGGCAACTGAGTTGGAATTCACGCCGGAAATCACTAAGCGTGCATGTGAAGCCTTTAATAAATCCAAAACTGTACACGTACTATCTAGTCGTAAGTCGAGTGACCGGGCGGAATCATTCGAGCACGCAGACCCTAAAGAAGTCGTTAAGGCTATCTTTGGTGGAACAGAAAAGGCAGCTTCAATTACACTACCCAAACAAGATTTCTCTGAAATAGGTCTTAAGCTGGAAATGTCCTTCGAGAAGGCAGCAGCTGAGAAACCTGTAGAAGAACCCATCGACAGAGATGCTATGCTTAAAACAGCTAGTGATGTCGAATATCGTAGAGATATGAATAAACGCATGGAAGTACTTGATAACTTTGATCGTCAGAAGAGCACAGTTAATCAGTTACGCCTATCTACACAGGACTCCCTGATGAAAGCGGCTGAGCATATGCGTTATACTAAAGATAAAGAATTACAGAAGATTGCTCATGTTATAGTCAATCGTTTCGGTGACCAAGGCGCTAAGATGCTCCAGGTTATCGGTGCTAAGATTCAACGTGACCTTCCCCTAGAGAAGACAGCCAATGGTGCTGTACTTCCTTTCAACTCCCCTTATCCTGAGATTGATCAAGCTATCAGACATGCCCGCGAGTACGCCGACGAGAAGGCTGAGCTCACGAAGCTGGCAGAAGATGCTAGAGATTTTTTTTTTGAAAAAGACGCTGCTCCCTTAGATACAAAAAGTATATTAGAGAGCGGTAAATTCATGGGAGCAACTGCCCCAGGTTTCGCAGCAGGCGCAGTAAAAGGCGGTGTTAAGAAAGGCTTAGACACTATCTCCGACGAAGTCCAGAAATGGTCTGACATTACAAGCGCCAATCCAGATCCTAAAATGTTAAAAGTAATGGACCCGGCATTTATGGGCAACATTGATAGTATCGACAATATGCAGGGCTGGGTAGCTATTGCATCTGATCAGTCTATTAAGAACTATCCTATAGAAGACATAACAGAAGCCTATAACAATATTATTAATGTCTCACCTATGATGCGCGATAAAGCAATGCAACCAGCTTTAAAATCTATGGTTAAACGTCAACTGGCCCAGAAACAATTAATGGACCCAGCTGAAATCTCTCAATTAGTTGACCTGGAGAAATCCTATACAGCTAGTGAGAAGACTCGTAGAGAACTTGACGAAGCTCAGAACATGGCAACAGTTGGCGGAGACACTGGACCATCTGCAGATCTCTTGGATGTTCTACGCATGGGTGGTAAAGACAAGGACGGCGAGGCTAAAGAGAAGAAGATGCCTATGGTTACACAGCTTGCTGAGCTCCTTGATAAACATAATGCCGAGAAAGGAAGATCCCCTCAAGAGCCTGCTAATGATCAAGGCTATAACGAGGAGACAACCGACAAAGCAGGCCCCGGTGATAGTAGACAAGGTAGTTCAGGTTCAGAAAGTCTTTCAAGATATCTAGGTCAACGTAAACCTAAGAAGGATACAAACGCTAGATTAGGATTTTAATATGATACCCAAGATTATACATCCAGACGCATTTGATTTCGGAATGCCCACAGTGGCATTGATTGATACATATTCTAAAGGCTTCCGTATGGAGACCCTACAGAAACGTGCAGCAGAGTTCGACACTGACCTAAATGAAATTGAACGTAAACCCGGGTATACATACCTGCATCTTATAACTACAGGTGCCCAAGAGACTTATGGTTTTAATAATAATGGAGATGGCTTCCCCCGTGAAAGTTACATGTTTACTCCTTTCTTGAATAAGTCAGCTGCTCCCTATAGAACAGGGGGCGGTATGTTGGAATATCATAACCCTACATTTATGGAATTTGGTAAGGTATATAAAAATCACTGCTTTCCGGGGAGGACCCTGGTTCAGAGTGGTGAGGGCTCTTATAAGCCAATTGAGTCCTATGCTCAGGGGGATGCTGTCAATACTAGAAAAGGCCCTCGTGCAGTGAGTCATATTTTTAAAAGACCTTATAAAGGAGCAGGAGTGAGCGTAGACTGCTCAGATCTCAGATCCTTCAAATGTACAGTAGATCATCCTGTTTTTGTATTACGAGCAGTTGATACATGTTGTAAGCACAAGTATACAATATTAAATAAACAAAAATATCAAGGGCACAGTACACATTGTAGAGAGTGGGCTTCTAAGAATAAAAAAGAAATTACATCCCTTATAACCGAGGTACCCGCATATAGCCTGCAGAAAGGTGATTGGTTGGTATCCCACGCTGTTAGCGGAGGCACAACTTCTTTACCGACTTACATGGCCCGTTTAATAGGTTGGACGGCCGCTGAGGGCTATCTAGCTAAGAATGGCTGTCACATACAATATACAATAAGCCAGAAAGATCAGTATGCTATAGATGATATATGTGACTGCATAAAGAAAGCAGGCTACAATGTCACGCTTACACCTACTAAATACGGGTGCATAGCAATAAATACAGGCTCCAAATTGCTACATCATGAGCTTTCACAATATATAAAAGGCACATACTCTGATAAAACACTGACAGCCGAGTTATTCAAACTGGATAATGAATCCAAATTACATTTACTGGGAGCATATGTTGATGGTGACGGGTGTTACACCAAGCCCGAAGGTCCCACGCCAGGCTATCTTCGTATAAGAAGCTCCTCACCCTCCATGCTCAGGATGTTATCCGACCTAGTTAGCTCCTTAGGCATAGCGGCAAACACCTTATGGGACAACAACTCGTCTACTATGATATCCCCTACCAACGGTAAGACTTATAAATCAAATGGCAGTGGCTACGTTAGCGTGGCCTCGTCTGATAATCTTGATATGACTGATTATAGTAATAAATATGTAAGGGTAAGCATTGGACGGAGACGTTCCGCCTTCGTTACAGTTATGTTGGATGATATGCGTTTACATAAAATAAAAGACGTAAGCCCTTGTGAACTGGATGAGTTGGTATATAATCTCGAGGTGGAGGATGCACCTGAATATTTTGTAGAGGGTTTACTGGTTCATAACTGTAATAGACATAAGAACGGTACACCTTCCGGTTATATCGTAAAGGCGGCTTATAATAATGATATGAACCGAGGGGAACTTATTGTAGGTGTCGAAAATGATAAATGGGATAAAGAACTGCAGAAAGTTGCAAATGAGAAGCCCATCTTTTTTTCAATGGCGGCGGATGTTAAGTACGACATTTGTACAGCCTGTGGGAATAAGGCCTCTAAATTATCTGATTATTGTGATCACCTGAAGAATGATATGCTTACTATTACTAAAGAAGGGCACCAGATAGGTGCTATAAATGATAAACCTTTATTTCACGATATCAGCGGTGTATTCAAACCTGCAGATAAGATCGCATTTGCTCTCCGTAAGGTAGCATCTGATCGTGTCCTGTCTTCAGCTGAGTTAGCTGACCTTCACGGGTTAGCCCCACGTGTTGATATAATGAGAAAGTATGCCGGCGTCAAATCCTCAAATCGTATAGCGCTTTTAAGTAAGCTTGCTGCGATAGAGAAGGAGATACTGACTGCTACATCTGATTCACCCATGAACTCTCTAACTGTTCCCTTCCGTTCTGACGACGGTAAAGTGAAGGAGCTAGAGAACTCTACGGTGAGTGCAATGAAGAACCAAGATCCCGGTGCTCTATTTGGGTCACTTAAGGATAAGATGGTTGTTCTGCCAATGGAATCTTTTTATAAGGTTACCACAGGGGACAACTTTGACAAGGTAGCCAGTCTTCTACCAGGTGCTAAGAACGCTCTTAACGGCGTATTCGGACGCATGCTTAATGATCCATGTATTGAATCATTACTGGAAGATGGAAGCTATGAACCCTCCGGCTCGTACGGAGGCCAGGAACTTGAAAGTGAAGTCAGTCGCCTTATTGGGTCCCACTCCTTGGCGGCAAGTCCTATAAACGATCGCGTGATACGTAATTCAATCAGCGGTTGTACTGGACTTGATGGTGGGATGCTGAAATGTGCCTCAGAAATACATGATGCCGCGGCTGATTTCCTTGCCAGGGAGTATGCGAGATACGTTATCTCGTTCGTTGATGGTTTACCCGAAGACAAGTTGAACTTGACAGTAGGTCAAACTATCGCTAATAGTATATAATAGGAATAGACATAACTCAACACAGGAATAGTTATGAAGAATTATGGTGATGTAGTAACAATGATGGGCGACTTTCTACATTCAGTAGAAGAAGAAAAGTCCATGGCTAAAACAGCAGCTGACGCAGCAGCAGAAGCAGTTGTTGAAAAAACAGCCGAAGCTCCGACTCCAGGACCCAACGATAACGCCAAGACTGAGCCAGAAGGCAAGACTAGCGAAAACGTAGCCGACACCCCAGCGGGACAAGGCGCAGCGGGCAAAGAGAAGCAGCAAGATATGGAAGCCGGTATCGCAGGCGTTGAAGCAGACTCTCCTGAAGCCACCAATAATGATGGTGACGGTGAAGAACCTACAGACGACCAGGGACCAAAATCTCTTGATGCCAGTGAAACAGTGACAGAAAATATAACTGTTGAAACCACTCCGGAAAAAGTAGCGCGTGCAGAACGCCTTGGTAATGCAATTCTTAGTAGGGTCGCAGACCTTCAGAAGAACGCAACCGAAGCAACCCCAGAGGCAACCCCTGAAGCAAAGCCAAAACAGGAAGCTA